AATACCTGCCTCATTGAAGCATTTGAGAAATAGGGACCTTCCACAGACTCGTCGTCTCTGTATCCGTCACTGAATGTCCAGTATCCTGTCTTGGTGTCTTTGTAATAGGCGTTCATTCTTGCGCCTTCTGTTATGAATTCATTTGCTCTCATTGGCAGGCCTCGCATCTACATTGTTTGCATACCTCAATTGGGTATTCCATGTATCCGTCTGTTGGGTAATGTTTTTCTTTCCTCCGGCATTCTTTGCCGCAGTGTGAATCACAACCGCAGTTGTTACACTTGACTACCCATTCTTCTTTTAGAACCAGTGTGCTCATTATGGATAACTCCTCTTGATCGCTGGTCCGCCAAAAAGGCTGACACCGTCCAACTTGCCTGTCTGTGCTCCTTTGGCTGTGCCGTCCGGATTCTTTGGTTGAACTATCTTGGGAAGGTTGGGTGCCTTTGTGCCTGATCTGCCAGGTGTTCCTGTGTATGATTTCTTGAATCTGTCTCTGCCGATCGCTATGTGCGGTGACACCACAGCGGCAATATTGCCAGCACTTGTGGCACCTGCTGTGGCCTGTTCTCTAATTATAATTTCATTGATTTTCATACTGTTGATATTTATCGAATACAAAGTGTTTCCATTTGTCTCTCAAGACCCTAGACTCGGGACCTATCAATAACTTATTTTTCAGCATACCGTATTGGTCACTGATGTTTGGAACAAATCTATTATTTTTACGTCTTAGACGCAGTAAAAACTCTCCCGAATCTGCTGTAGTAAACAGTGTGGCATGATTCTTTATATTTTTAGTATTGGTGAAATTTGTGAAATTTGCCAGATTCTCGAACACAGGTGTATTGTTTCTGGAAAAAATTTTTTGTGTGTCAGGACGTGTTTTTTTTGGCATCCTGATGTATCTGTTGATGATTGGTTTGGGAATAAGGTAGAGGTGCAACAGTTCAACATATGTTGTCAGTGTCATAAAACCATTTGAATAATTGTTGTCTTGATTTTTAATCTCAATACGTAGGTCCATGTCGTTTGCCAGGACTTTGTCGTTTAACTCATAGAAAAACAAAGTAGGACAACTGTTAAAATGATTTACCTGTTTTTTGTTGTTGTTGATGTGTCTGTTGACACGTGTGTAAACTTGTTCGTTTTTTTTGGCGAAACGCATCATGAAAAATTCGCTGAGAAATTCAGGTATATCTATTTCGTCAACAAAATAATCATTTGAAAATATTCTTGCTCGGGGTCTTTTTTTGTAAACGAATGAATTGAAACCCAATACTAAAACCTGTGTCATCACAAGTAATTATTTGGATTTTTTGCGTCCAGACTTCATGTTGGCACACCAGTGATACATCTTGCCTTTTTCACCGCCATACTTTTTTGCTTTGGATCTCAGTGAACTAACCGAGCCCTTGCAACTGGCGCCTGCACGTTTCACACGTCCTGGTCTTGACTTGCCCTTCCGTTTGCCGTCGGCAAAGTTCTCGTGCATCTTTTTGGCGAGATGTAATTTTTTAACATTCATATACTCGCCGCCAACTGGCACATCTTTTGTAGCGTTCTGTTTTGTCACGATACCAACGCCAGCGGCTTCCTCGTTTGCTCTGTTGTTGCCTTTGTTTTTGAAATCAAATCTGTTGTTCGGTCCTGTGCCTGCTCTGTGAATAAGGCCCAAAGGTTTTACCGTCTGAGGCATTATTCTCCATGATCTGATAATGTCTTTGATCTTCATTTCACTCTGAACGGGTATGCCATCATTGAATGGTATCCCATTCTCCTTTTGCCTTTTGCTCTCTTTTGATACTTATCCAATATCCTGTTGACATCTGGTTGTATCAACTTCCTGTCTTTTGTGTATACTATCTCTCGGATTTTCATTACTTCAGTGTGCTTTTTAGCATCCACTGATGTTTGTTGTGTGCGTCGATCCTGCCTGCTATGAAGTCACCAAATCCATGTAGGTGGTTGTTTTCTAACATATCAAACAGTGCGTTCAAAGAAGATAAAACTTTTTCGTTGTCCTTGATCAATTCCATATGCATTTCTTCTGCTGACGGTATGGCACTCTTTTGTTCTATCTGTGACAAGTCCATGAATCTGTCAAAAACACCAGGTGCGTATGTGCCAAGTGTTCTAATTTCCTCAGCAAATTTATCTAGAGAATCTTGCACGTCCTCATAGATGTCGCCAAAGAATTTATGGTCTTGGCTGAAATGTCTGCCCTCAACGTTCCAGTGATAGTAATGTGCTTTTAGATAGAACAAAAAACTATCTGCGAATGCTTGTTTGGCTTTTAATTTTATTTCTGGTGTCATTGTGCTTATTTATGAAAGATCATATCTCCTTCTAGTCCATTGTGTTGTATGTAGTCAGACATCTGTATTACTTTGTAACCTATTTTTTCCAGTCGTTCATTGATTTTAACCACGTGTTCTCTGTCACAGTTTCTGTTTGCTTCAAACATTATTTTTTTTGGATATTCTGATTCGTTTTTTGTTTCCAGATAGTTCAAATAATGTTCCAATACAAAACTGTCCTCACCTTCTATGTCTAATTTTAAAAAATTACAACCAGTCACATTGTTTTCTTCGTGTAGTTGATGAATAGGAATGCAGTCTATTTCTATAGTTGATACAAAGTTACCAATGTCTTTAGATTGCTTTTTGAAATAGTTAAAATATGTTTTATGAACAAAATGGTAATCTCCTATAGAGTTGCAACCTAAAATTTTATCGCTTATTCTAAATTTTTCCAGTTTGTTTTTCCAAGTATCTGGGTGAACATAATACATTGTGGCAGTTTCATTTTTGTTGTTTTTTGATATGGCCTTGGCAATTTTCTTCACCAAAGGCTTGTCTGGTAGATTATCTAGATATAGTTTTAATGGCTCTACGGTTAATCCAACTGTGGTATCTGATGCTTTTTGTATTTCTGTGTCAAAATCTGCGGTACCAATTTCTATAAAATCGTAGAACACTACTTCTTGGGCATTGGGTTCTCGCCCGTCAGTCTCGGTTGTGCGAACCACAACTTGAACCATTCATCGGTGCCGGGTTGTATGTTGTGTTTGCGTTGATATTCGGCTTTTGCTGTGCCCACGTATGATAAATTTTCACCCATGGATGAGTCTGCTGAAGGTTTGTCTATGCCCGCTAACTTTTTTATACGCTCAAGTTCGTCCACTAGATGGTCCAGTCTTTCAACTGTTGCTTGGTTGGTTTGTGTGCTTTCACTTTTTCTACTTTGCCACCCTTTTCAAGAAACTTCTTCATCTTCTCGTCAAGTTCTCTCTGTTTCTCCTGTGGAGTTTTTTCGATTTCTCCTGCTAGGTAAGGTCTATTGATTGCCATATGTCTCTCCGTATTTGTTCAGTTCTGATTGTACTTTTATTATACTATCTTTGTTGGCCTGATACAAGATGCCAAATCCGCCTTTTGCTGTCCATCTGTCTATGTTCACGGGCCTGTCATCGATAAGGATGTTGGGAGTTCCATCTTTTTGCTTGGCCCATTTCTCTTTACGTCCTGACACTATGACTTCGTCTGGTTTTTCGATATTTTTGGATATCCATATTTTTTTCTGCGTGGCAGAATTTTCATGGTCACCTATCAAGGGTGATGTAAGAATAGAAAACTTGCCGCCTGTGGCAGACTTTATCAATGCTATCAATTGATCCGCTGTTGGAAACTTAGGCAGGGTCGCGAAAAAATCTGAACCAACTATCCTGTTTATCACTTCCTGTTTTAGTTCTCCTTTGCTTTTTACCGATGTTAGTTCTTTCCAGTGTTTGACTCCAAACATCTTTTCCACACCGCCAAAGAAGTCAGCAATGACTCCGTCCATATCTAGATACACGACAGGTTTTGTTTTTGCTTCCATATCGTCCTCATTATACAACTTATCGTTGTTGACCGCAACCTTTGTTCCAATCCTTGATTGAAGTGTGCTGTAGAGTTCTTTACCATCATTGCCACCCAGGATTATCTTTAAAAATTGTTCTTCGTCATTGTTAGACACTAATTCTCTGGCCTTCGATGCCGATGCTCCGGAAATACCATCTGCATCCGGATCTCTTTCACCAGCACTGGCAACTTCTATGGTGTCGAACTTGTATAATTCGTTGCCGGCCTTGTCTGGTTTACCATTGTAATTGTTAAGAAGTTTTTTGAATTCTGCCACTCGGTCTGAACCTGCCACCATTACCACTTTGGTTCTTCCTTCTGCCTGAATCTTCTGCAGGGCCTGTATTATGGTTTTGACTTCGTCGTGTCCTATGTCAAGGTCAGGATAAAACTTTTTTATATAGTCTTGTTTTTCTGTAAAACTTAATGGGTCTGTTTTGTTATTTTGTTTGTGTGAAAGAAATATATATCCCTTGCCATCAAATTTTTGTGCTAACGTCTGAACTTTGTTCAAAAGTTTTTGATGTCCAATAGTTGGAGGATTGAAACGACCAAAGGCAAAAACTGCGACTGACCGATTGTCTTCCTTAAGAAATAGTTCCTTGAGCAACATCGTATTCGCCTTGTTTTATATTTTCGTATTCTCTGTCTGCTATTATTTTGGCCAGTTGCCTTCTGAGATCTTTAGGAAATAGATCTTTTACATCTTGTTGCGGGTTTTCCTGTTTGACATATTCTTTAGCGGCATTATCTATCAGGTACATCCATAACGTCTGCGCCTTGTCGTGATCGTATATTCCTTTTTGTATTTTCCTTTTGAGATTTGAGATGATAGGCATGAATTGTCTTCTGTACAGATCTTCGTTGTTGTTTATGAAAAGATCTAGTTCGTTAACTGCTGAAGAATCAATGTGTTCTTCTTCTTTTATGAATTGAAATGCTCTTACCATTTACGGCAACTCCAGTACCTTGCTTTAGTCTTTGGTCCTGGGTTGGCGCAGTTGTGTCTAGCCCTAAATGATTTTCTTGCTTTGGGATTTGACTTCCTGATCTTCATTGTTTTCTGTCCGGCCTTTCTTGCTGAACTGCCTCCGTGACCAAAGTTCACTTTCTTGACGTTTCCTGATTTTGGATCCTTCACGTACACTTTGAATTTCTTCACATCACCACGCATTGGTTTGTTAAGTGGAACTTTACGTCCTCTGTATTCTGCGTCAAACAATTCGTTCTCGTCTTCTGGGAAACCCAGTTCACCAAACGCTTCGTAGAACTCATCATCATCCTCGAACGTCATCTCGTCCTCTTCCGGGAATGGTTGATAGTCGTCGTGTATACCTTTTATGGCTTCTTCTATTCCTTCTAATTGGGCACTAATGGCAAGTTTTGTGTCTTCTTCCATTTCTGGATGTTCATCGATGGCATCTCTTAAATTACTAACCATTGATAAAATTTTGCCGTCGTTTACTACTTCTTCGTTAGTTGGTGCGTTGGCGCCGTCTATCCTGTTTAAAATGTTCCTGATATCTTGAAAGTTTGTGCTCATATGCTGTATTTAGTTAATATAGGTTCTCTAACAGCCACATATAAAAGGGAGATTTGAACTGCAGAGTCCACAGGCCGTTGTGCCCTAGTTTAGTGGCATTTTTAAATTTCAAAGGTAAATCTACGCCTTTTTGCTTCTGTTGTGTTGCCCATGGTTCTGGATATTCTGGCTTGTAGTATCCTTCAAACAACATTGTACCTAGATCAATTTCATCTATTTCTATGCTTTTGATACCCACGATCTGATCTTTTACAATCTGTCCATTTTCCACAACTGTTTGGTCTTTTGTTTTTCCTGTCCTTTTGATGTGCAACTGGTACTGTAGGTCGTTCTGCATTTCGTGTTCGAATTCGATTAGGGTAGGCTTGTCCTGGGTCGATGATATTTTGCCACTGTATTTGCTGGAATCGTCTATCAATACTTCTACATCGGGGGCCTTGTCCCAGTATTCTGCGAATAGTTCTAGTTTAAATTTTAATTTCTCGGTAGCCACTCAAATTCCAGTCCTGATTTGTTTCCTATATATGGTCTATTTAAATCTTCTCGGACTAGGTCTATGGTAATCATGGTTCCTTCGAGAACAACCTTTAAGTGTTTGTCTGTTTTTGACAGCACTTCGGCCATCTTGGTTTTTTCATTGTTGGTGCATATTATTTCTATTTTTTCCATTTTGGATCATCCTTGTCTATTGGCACAAACATATCTGTTTTTAGATCGTATACAAGTCCGTGTTGAGTTGCCGGGTCACTGTTTGATTGACCAAACATTAGTTTTTGGTGCTGTGCTGTCAACACCTCTTTGCCGTTTTTGTCCTTGGTATAACACTTGGGATTCTTCATCCATAAAAACTTACAACTGCCCCAGAACTTTTTGACATAGTTCATTCCTAGGTTCACTCCGTCCTTGCCCGACTGTCCTGCTATGTCCTGTCTGTATTCTGCTGTGAAGTTGAACGAGGCATCGGTCTCGTGTTCAGGCGTGTGATTGTAGAAAAAGCCTATGTTCTTTTCTTTAGTGGTCTGTGTAAGGTCACTTTTTATGTTTGTGTAGTTTATGGTTCCGTCTAAATTCACGCTCTCGGCTACTTCCAGGTCCATCGTTCCCGATGTTATGTGACTTGGAAGTGAGAACGACCAACCGAGAGTATTGTGCTTATCTTTGTGTATTTCATAAGCCAATCTGTATGATTCTGTTTCAACGTCTGAGAATGATTTGATCAGGCTTCCATCCACTGTGTTCACATCTGTTTTACCTCTAGAATAATCCAGGCTTATCACATTATTGCCCAATTGGTACTCTACTCCTAGTTGTCCAAAGTTTGTGGTATTATTATCGCCCACGGCAAGTACACCGTCTGACTCATTGCCCAACCAGGTCTCCTGTTCGCTCATTTGTCCGATGTTGGTTTTCAATTTCAATTTGTCATTCAAGAAAAAGAAGTTTTTACCAACATTAGAAGTCCAGTCACCATTTCCGCTTTCCCCTGTGAATAGACCAAAATTCATAAATCCTAGATCGTACTGTCCTCCTTGGGTGTAAGAGCCATACATCTGATTCACTGGCAGATATGTGTATCCGTTCATTAGTTGGCTGACGTCACTGACTTTTCTTTTGTCCTTGACCACGAATGTCTCTCCAAGATTGATGTAGTAATCTCTGTCATAGTCGTCTAGCACCATAATTTTTAGATTTGCCAAACTTGACGGCAATGCTGTACCTGTAGAGTAATATGTGTTGTTCAAACCTACAGTTGGATTGTCTACCCTGCCCGAGGTTGGTATTCCTACAGCACCTTGGGGTTTTGTAGCCTCATTGAGATCAAGTAGACCTTGTCCGTGAATGTTCACATCATAACCCGTGAGGTTCTTGTCCGCTGTGTTCATTACGAGTTTAACTAGATTTTCTCCCTTCATATGTGGCCACATCTGATGTAGCACACCAAATGCTCCAGTAACGTGCGGAGCCGCCATCGATGTACCACTGGCTTTCATATAATCTGTGTTACCTAGAGTTGTTGGAACCGCTGAGGTAATGTTGTCACCAGGAGCAAGTATATAAAAGTCTGAGATTCTATAAGTGTCATTACAAGTATTGTTGACAGTGTTGATATCCAAACACACGTGACCTGCTTTGTTACCTGACACATTGGAACCGTTCCAACTACCTACTATGACCATCTTGCCACCTAGTATTAAATTACCGTTGGCATCCTCTTCCACTGCCCATATGCCTGGATCACCTGCGTGTTCAAATCCATAGTTACCTGCGGAATTGACCAAAATTATATCATTGTCTGTGGCCACCTTCCAGTATCTGGCATCACCGGCACCGTTTCCGATTATCTTGCTTGTGATTTCACTGGCGTTGAAAGTACCGTCGGATAATTCTGTTACAGTAGAACCAGAACTGCTTGTGAAAAGTTGTGGAGTGTTGAAACTCATATTGACAGCAACAATGTTCATACCCTCGCCACCATTGTCACTTGGAGATTTCAATTTTGCCATATCGTGTAGTGCCTGCTGAGCAGAACCTTTTGATATGCCCCCTCTGCCGTAGTAGTCAACGTTGGCTCCTACCAGTTCGGCATCGAACGCCACACCGTGTGTGCCTGTGCCATCATTCTTGCCTGCCATTATACTTGCGACGTGAGTTCCGTGGTATTGAGTGTTACCTCCGTCCTCGACAGTGTTCTCGTACCTAGTGTAATCTTTGTACCATTTGTATTTGCCATCTAGTTCTGGATGATCTGTTTGTTGCCAGGTGTCAATCACTCCCAGTACCGATCCCTTACCTGTCCATCCTCTGGCATAGGCATCAGCGGCATTGATAGTGTCCAGGCCACCACCTTTGTTGTATTCTGCAGTTTTGTGATCGGCAACAGTTGTGCTCATATTCGCTGTTGGAGTACCCAAATTGGTGTCATTGTCTGTGTACTCGTTTGAAACCAGTTGTGTGCTCAATTGTGTTCCAGCATCCGATGTCGTCACAACCTGCTCTGACGTGTCCTCGCTTTGAAGAATGTTCACAGATCTCTGTTCGGTTCTGACAACCACAGTGGTCCAGTCGCCTGTGTCAACAGTGGCAGTGCCGTCTATGTTTTCTGTTGTGCCGTCCAGATAAGTTATTTTTTGCTTTGGAGTTGTTGTTGTTATTGTTCTAGTATTTTTCTTAATGGTGTCTGTGTAGTGCCTTGTTCTATAGACAAGAGTAGTGATAGGTGTAGTCACAGTGGTGTCAACATATCTCGTGACAGTGACAGTTGAAGTATTGTTACCATGATCTGTGGTAGTAGTTACATCTCTATTGGCAGTGGTTGTGGTTGCCATACCTTCCTGTGTTTCTGTGGTTGTGTTTTCGGCATCTGTATAAGTGGTCACTGTGAACTCGTCAGATTCTTCAGTGACTGTGGTAACTACCGGATCGAGGTCAACTGTTGCTGTGACAGGATTATCACCTTGTCTTGTTTCAGTTTCCGTTGTTACAGTTGGGTCTAATTCTGTTGTGGCACTTGAAATTTCTGTACAGGTCTGGGCACCATCAGAGTATGTGCCGTTCAACAGTGTTGTTCTCTCAAAGGTGCATCTTGTCGTGACAGTGGTTCTTAGATTTTTTGTAGTGGTAGTTTTTGTTCTTGTCTCGCTCCCACCACCAGCATAAACAGTTTCCCAATCTGAATAACTTACACTAGAAGTTCCAGTTGAGTCAGAATCAGATGTGCTATCATTTGATACTGTTTCTGTTTTCTTTACAAGTTTGGTTGATGCGTATGATGTTGCTGTTGTGTCCTTTTCTGTATTAATAATCTCTTGTGCTTTTTCTTCTTTTGCTATGGTGTTGTAATCGGCAAGTGTGATCGTTCTGCCGTCGGCAACTTTCTGGATGATAGGTTTCACACTGTTTTTGAGATAAAGGAAAGCCGCATAGGCTTCTTTGTATGAGTCTGAATTGTATATCGTATATCTATCGCCATCGCTTTGTTGTGCTATAAGTTCTTCTGTCTGTGTCCATAGACTGTCTGCCTGGTCTAACATTCCTATCAGTGTGTTAGCAGTTTCTATGTCTTCACTGGTAGGACCCGTAAGAATAGCAGAAAGAGAACTGTATTCTCCTCCAGATACCACAGAGTTGAAATTGTTAATAAGATTTGAATAATTGGAAATGATGTTTTGTGAACCAGAAAGGTTACTTAGGTCTTCTTGGACAAAGTTAGAAACTGTGCCAACTGCACCGCCTCCACCTCCACCTCCACCACCGCAGGCAGTAAGTGTAGTGGCCAAAACAGTGGCCAGTGCGGTATTTTTAAACTTTCCCCTAAGCATTGAACACCCCCATCAGGTAAGCACCCAATAAAAAGAATAGGAAGTTTCTTGCCCACACGTAATAATTTTTGGTTATTTTGTACCCATTTTCTCTTAGACACATCAAATGGGCGTCCATAGATTCCACTGTCACATTCACGTCAACAGTTTCTATCTGTTCTAGTTCTCGATCGTTCATAGTCTAAGTATAACATAGAACGGAGTTACGTCAACCAAGTTGATCTTGCAGAAAAGTCAATGATTACAATGGTTTACAGAGGTGTTTAATTATTGTATAGGATTTTGCTCACGGATCCTGCGGTCATTCCAGTCATTTTTGCTCTTGTCCAAACAAAATTTCCTGTGAAATTTTTACCCGAAACAACTGTGCTTTGGTCTGTTGTGAATGTTGTCCCCGAAACATCAAACCAATCGTCTTCAGTTGGCGTGGTCGCCAATGATGCCTGCATCTTGATCGAACCTGTACAGGTGCTGTCAACGTGGTATGCCACTGTATGCACTCCATCCGTTTGTGAATAATAGCCATCACCTTTCTGTTTTGGCGTTACAAATCCAACGTGATCAATGACTGTGTTTGTTGAACCATCTGATGTTTCTGCTGTGACCACTTCTTCGACCACTATGCTGTATCCATCTGACGCGACACTTTTCACTGTGAAAGTGGAGTTGTTGCTTGTGGTGCCAGTGACAGAAACAAGGTCGTATTGTGCGAGATTGGCCAGAGAAGTAGAGGTAGTAACTATCTTGTAAACTCCCGAAGTCGCGGTGAAACTTGCTCCCTCTGTTACAGTGATGTTCGCTTTGTGCGACTTTGATGCCGCTATAGTTGTGCTTGTCTGTGCCATCGTGTTATTTATCGTATTTTGATGTAAGGTGTTGTGCTAGGTCATGGTCAACACTGGCCATGGTGTTTTGGTACAGGGCAAAATCTTGTTGGAAGACTGTTTCAAAGAAAAATGGTTTGAGATTTTGAGAAATTTTTTGGTAAATGTCTTGTTTGGTTTTGTCCGCCTTGTTGGCATACAAATTGTCATTTACTAGGCTTTTTGAGGCAAGTTCGGGACAATGAACTTGGAAATATGACCTTAGCAGTTTTTCAGCAGGTAATGTGTCATGGTCCAATGGCAGGAATACTGTCCTGTGCTCGATAGGAAGATACTGCAGGAAATACGGATAGGTATGGCAATCGGTGATGCAGATATTCTCTATGAATCTTAAAAAATTTTTGTCCTCCAACAATTTTTGATTTTGGGTGTTATATATCAATTGTGCAATTGCTTTCACCCGTCTTTTCTTAGGTTCAATGATAAATGTAAAAATCTTATCTGTCTCGAGAATTTCGTACTGTCTTATCTGTTCAAACCCAAATGTCTTGAACAGGTTTTCATAATAGGTGCCACCGCACTTGTCTGTCCTGATGTACACTATGTTCTTGTAGCGGAAAGTTCCTGGATCGTGTGTGTGAGCGTGATTAGTGGATGTCATCTGACTTTTTCCTTTTGAACCTTGCGGTTTTTGGAGCAAGTCCGTATACAGCGGCTAGATCTTTCGGATCCATTCCGTCCACTAGCAGTATGTCATTATACTTGATTTTAAGAAAAGGAGTTTCTGCCTCGATTTCAAATTCTTCGTCTGCCACACAATGATCGTTGTGTACTTCTTTGACCCTCAGTGTTTTTTGTAGTATTACCGGACTACCAAACTGCATCTTTCTTATCTTGGCATCGACCATGGTGCCATCTTTGAAGATCTTTCTATCTATTAACTTTTGTATTAAGTCTTGCATTTTTTTTTACCTTTATGAATTGTATGATTTTTTCTATGTTTTCTCCCAGCAACATATAAATTGGAGTCAACGATTTTTCGTCTTTTATATAGAAATAGCCATCTCCTGAATAGTCACTGACTCCTTGTAACCACCATTCGAAGTATTTGTTTGCGGAAAGTCCCACTTCTGGTTGTCCAATGATATATGCGGCCAACCCTTTCCTGAAGTTGTTATTTTTGGTGTATATTTTTTTCTTTAAAAACACCTGGTACTGATATTTGTTGTGGGGCAATTTTGTGCAGAGCCTTTTGTTCTTATCAAGTTTTTTGGTGAGGGCAGGATCAACTGTTTCAACACCGATCCAATTATTCCAGTATTTGTCTATTACACTTTTGATTACATTCTCAGAACCATAGAAACATATGTTGTCATTTTGTATTCTAAATTTTATGAATCTCCTGTGTTTAAGTATGTAACTGGCTAGAGATTTCGTTTCGCTTATATTTTTATCACTGTTGATAAATTTGTTGCCCGAAAATAATATTCTGCTTTTCAAATGAGAATCCACTTTTATTATTTTTTCTAGATGTTCTTTAGTGGTCGGCCAAAGGAACCCTGCTGTGGCAAATTTGAAAGTAGCCTTATGGGTGTATTTTCCGTAAAAAAGTTTATGATGATGTTTCCGCATCTTGAGTCTTTGGTTTGAATTGATCAAGCACTATCTTCTGTTTGAACTTGACTGTAAGTTTATCCTGCTCAATGTCGACCTCGACTCTTCCGCCTTCTTTTAAATCTCCAAACAATATCATTTTCGATAGTGGTTTCTTGATCTCGTCATCTATCAGCCTACTCAACGGTCTAGCACCCATTTTGCTGTCAAATCCTTTTTCTATGAGATATTCTATTGCCTTTTCAGTGGCATTTACTTCAACTGTTTTTTCGTTGGTCATTGCGTTCAGTTCTAACAAGAACTTGCCTACTATCTTTTTCATAACATCTTTTGAAAGTTTGCCAAACTTGACAACCGCATCCAATCTGTTACGGAATTCCGGAGCAAAGAATTTTTTCATGGCATCATCATCTTCGGTCCTTTCCTTTTCACCAAAACCCAATGTGCCTTTTTCCATTTCTTCGGCACCAAGGTTGCTCGTCAATATCAAAATAATATTTCTACAGTCTGCCTTTTTGCCATTTGAACCTGTTATTGTTCCATAGTCCATTACCTGTAACAACATATTTGATACATCTCTGTGTGCTTTCTCGATCTCGTCAAACAGCACAACTGCGTGTGGATTTTTCTCTATCTCGTTTATAAGCATACCGCCGCCCATATCCGAATCTTCATATCCAACATATCCTGGCGGAGAACCTATCAATTTAGCGATAGAATGTTTCTCTTGATATTCTGACATATCAAAACGTAAAAGTTTCACTCCTAATGTGTGAGCCAGTTGTTTGGCTGTTTCTGTTTTTCCACAGCCTGTTGGACCTAGGAACAGGAATGATCCTATGGGTTTGTTTAGTGATTTCAAACCTGCTCTAGATATCAATATCTTGTCAATCACAGTGTTCAAGGCGTCATCCTGACCAAATACCTGTAGTTTCATTTTTTCTTCCAATGTCTTCAAGTTCACTGCCTGTTTCTGTGAAAGTTGTTCTATTGATATACCTGTCACTTTTGATATTTCGTGTATGATCTGATCGTGATCGATTTTTCCATCTTTGACAGAATTCAATCTCAGTCTAGCACAGGCGGAGTCTATGATATCTATGGCCTTGTCCGGCAGTCTCTTGTCTGCGATAAATTTTTGTGAATATTCTACTGCGTCCTCACAGGCCTCATCTGTGATAGTACAGCCATGAAATTTTTCATAGTAATGTTTGATTCCTTTGAGTATTTTAATAGATGTTTCGTTTGTGGGTTCGCCTACTTGTAGACGTTGGAAACGTCTCATTAACGCTCTGTCTTTCTCGAAAAATTTTCTGTATTCTTCCCAAGTTGTGGAAGCAATGACTTTGATTTCTGATCTAGTCAGCATAGGTTTTATCATATTAGCAAGATCCATCCCACCTTGTCCGGTAGAACCAGCACCCACCATCATGTGTGCCTCATCTATGAACAGTATTGTTTTGCCTTTTTGTTTCAGTGCGTTGATCACTAATTTCAATCTTTCTTCAAAATCTCCTCTGAATTTGGATCCTGCCAGCATAGCAGAAACGTCTAGACTGAACACAATATGATCTTTCAAATATTCTGGAACATCGTCTTTGTTCTTTGCAATTCTACGAGCCAGTCCTTCAACGATGGCAGTTTTACCCACACCCGGGTCTCCCACTATAAGAACGTTTGATTTGTTTCTTCTGGCCAGTATCTGTTTTAGAACTTCTAGTTCTTCTTCTCTGCCAATGACTGGGTCAATCTTCTTGTCAAAATATTTTTGATTCAAGTTTTCAGTGTAACTCCTTAGAACCTTGTCTGCCTGGTTTGGTCTCAGTTTTTGTTCGGGCCCGCCACTACTAATGCTATCTTCCCCTAACACACTTTCGGCTGAGACAAGATCACTTAGGTCTTCTTTGTTCACGTTGTGTTTCTTCAAGAACAGTGCACCATAACTTTTCTTTTCCGCAAATATGCTCAATAGAACGTCTATGGGATTTACATCCTGTCTGCCCTGGAATAATGCCTGAGTGAACGCCCTGTTCATAAGCCTCTCCAATGAAGCGGTCTTCCTAGGAGATACAGGTTTGTCTCCTTTGTTTGTTATGTCCTGACATTTGGTATCCAGATAATCTTCCACATCTTTGATCATTACCGCAACATTAACTTTGAAGTCGTGTAACACTGTGCCTACATCTTTGTCTTTGATGAGAGCCAACAACAGGTGTTCTATTGTGACGTATTCGTGTTTTCTGGATTCCGCTTCTTTGACAGCGTTCTCAAAAATATTCTCTAAATTTTCTTCTGCTTCTAACATTATAAATTATTCTCCTCTGCTTTGAGATCAAAAGTGATGCCATTCAAATGGTCCAATTCGTGCTGGAAACATCTTGCTTCTAATCCTGATAATTTTGCTCCCAATGTATCACCTTTCATATTTTGCCATTCAACTTCTACTTCTTTGGATCTATAGACATTATAGACCACTCCCGGAAAACTCAGGCATCCTTCTTCATCTATCTCTAGTTCGTCTGATGCTTTTGTTACCTTTGCGTTGTAAAGTATAGCAGGTTTTTTGAATTCGTCAAATGATTCATGTCCTATACTAAAAAATCTTTGTGTTATGCCTATCTGGTTAGCGGCAAGACCAATTCCTCTGCCCCTTATCATTAGATGTATGTAATCTTTTTCAAATTGCGACCAATCATTATATCCCGCGGGTGGCATAAAAAAGTTCACAGGAGTGCTGATCTGCCTTAGTGTAGGATAGGGAAATAATTTTATAATCATTCTAAAATTTCAACCTCTGCTTCTGTTTCTATTACCACTCTAGCACCGCAAGGAAGAATAGGCTTGCCATTACCGCCATAGACAACCGTGGATGGGCCATTGATAGCGACACGATGGCAATAGGTATTCTTAGAACCCTGCTTAACCGTAATAACTGGATCGTTTCTTTCATTTTTTTTATTGCTCCTTATGACGTGTTGATTGACGTGTATGTACTTCTTTTTTGTTCTCATAAATCTTTAATCTTTTCCAAGTCTTTTTTATTTAACTGAGGAATCAAAACATTGATCTTTATCAACAGACTGCCCCTTATGTTTATAGCGTCGTGTATTGGTACTCCTTGCCCTTTGAGTTGTATCAAAGAGCCCGGTTGTGTTCCCGGTGGAACTTTCACATTCAGTATTCTGTCATCCAGTGTTTTCAATTTGAATGTGGTTCCCCTTATGGCTTCAAAACAACTGATTGTTTTTTGTGTGTAGAGATCGTTGACTTTACGAATATAACCATCTGAGTCCAGCACAGTAACCTGCACCATAAGGTCTCCTCGTGGAACATTCTTCAATGTGTCGTCTCCCAATCCTTTGTATTTGAATATGGCATTGTTCTGACAACCGGCTGGTATCTTTACTGCCACAATCTCGTCACGTCCGGAGGGAAGTCTTATGCTTATTGTTTTTTCTGATTTCTGCATAACATCTTTAAGGCTCAAACTGATCCGTATGTTCACGGTCTTGTTCATCTGTTGCCTGGTCCTGTATGTTTTGCGAAAATTAAACGGACCTTTGAAATCCATGTCGCCGCCACCGAATCCCGAAAAGAAATCTTGGAACACATCTTCGTTGAACATATTATTCATGTTGAAAGAAAACCCGTCACCTGTACCAAAAGACCTTTCACCATATTTTCTCATGGTGTCATACTCTTGCCGTTTTTGAGTATTCTTTAGTGTGTCATATGCCTCGTTTATTTCTTGAAACTTGTCTTTGTTTCCACCTTTGTCAGGATGATGCTGAGCCGCAAGTTTTCTAAAAGCGGATTTTATTTCTTGGTCAGATGCTGTTTCATTCACACCTAGCGTGTCATAATAATTCTTCATTTAAAATATTTTACACTAGATGTGGCGTTTGTCAACGCCTGGTAATTATTTGCTTTTTGCTCTTGAACCTGTGTATAGACCAAACCAGGCCGCGCCAGCACCAACTACGATACTAACAAGTCCTGATTGTTCCATTGTTGGATCAGGCAGTTCCATGTACCATACCACGACTTTGTATAATAAAATTATGTATGTGGTAATAAAAACACGTGGAAAAATTCTCCAACTGTCTACTGCTCTGGCCAGATGTATCAGCCAAGAAAACGGATTAGGTCCTAAGTCTTTCACTGACGTGTCTACTTCCAGTTCAACAGATACTTTTTTCTTAGCAGTGTCTGTGTTGTGTGGTACCACCAATTTGTCTTCTTTTAATTCAGCCATTATTTCAACTCCGGTATTTTGTTATTTCTTTTCCTGTGTCCATTCCAGGCCACAAAGCCACCGATCCTCAATGACCAGTATGCTAGATAGTTCATTGAATAAAAACCATTGACGATGATGTTGATGTCTCTGAAGATCTCATCTGCTCTTTTTTGTGTGAGATCACCCATTGTGTCTTTCTTGTTGGCTTCCAATAATGTTTTGTATTTGTAAGCGTAGTCGTGAACAAGTCCGCCGATCAATAACACGCCCACTGGTGAAAAGAACGTCCTTAGAAATTTAGGAATACTGGCACCATCGAATTGGAATCCTGCTGGAATCACATATTCTTTTCCGTCTAAGTTGTATTTCCAATCTTTTGTAAGTTCCCAATTTCTAGTTGACAGTAACCACATTATGATTCCTTTCCAGAAACCCTTGCCTTTTGTTTTGATTGCGATCGGTTTGAGTTCTGGAAAGCCTTTGAAATTGAATTTTAAATTTGGTTGCTTTCTTTTGTCTGTGAAGTTGATTATTGCTCCGATAATGACAACAGCGATCAATACAGTCCACTGCCAAAATTTCATTGCTAATGTTAAAATAAGTTCCATAAGTCTCCTCGTTTTCTAGGAGTATTTACCAAATATTATGCTAAAAAAGTAAACACAGTACAAAACACCTTTTCTGTATGGGTGTTGGTGCCGCAGTGTATCTGTGTACGGTCAAAAGTGAATGCTGAACCTTCCTGCCAATCTACTATTTTTTCAACTGTTAGACCATGAAGATTTTCATATGGAATGTGATTCATGTATTTTTTGTGTGCGTTTCTATCAAATGGCCGATCATTTATGTTCTGTATCTTGCTGTAATCGTAGTGCCTTCCATCGATCTTTTTCCTTTTTTCTATAAGATCGTCAAGCAATGACCTAATTTTTACATCATCAGTTTTGTATTCTCTCATGTCGGGAATGTATATCTTTTCTGTGTCCAATTGCAGTGTGTATTCAAACTGGGGTATTTCTTTCTTACTGAACTTGCCGCTGGGACCATACCAGTGGTTGTCAAAAATCACAGTGGATGCTGGTCCGGAAATTTTAAGGGGAAATATGATCACCTTGTAAAGGTTGTCTTCACCGTTGGCACTGTCCACGTGCAATCTGAACGCACCTTTGGCCTTGTAAAATATGACGCTCTCTACTTTATAGGGTTTATCTAATACATAGTCCAAGGCATTTTCTATAGAGAACCATGGCCAGTCTTTGTTATCAAATTTTGGACTCTTTGATGTGACATCCGGCCTTACGTCTAGGTATTGATCTTTTTGGTCCAGCCAGTTGCAGATCAGTTGTCTTTCGCTTGAGGGAATGACATCATCAATTACTCTTGTCGCCATTTTCTGCTTCGTAGTATTTCTTGTATTCTTCTAACAGGCTGTTTGTCTCCTGTAACTTCTGTCTTATCTGTGCGAAGTTCTTGGCTATCATTTCAAAGTCTTTGTCCGTCAATCCAAACAGCACGGGATCAATACCCTCTGCCTCCAGTTTGGCGAAAACTTCCTGTGCGTTCTCTGATGTGATGATGATCCATCTCACCTTCTCCAGATCCAAGGCCTCTGGATTTGGAAGATTCAGTTTTGCCCTGGGTTCCTCTACGGAAAATATCTTCACACGCTTCTCTCCAATACTACAACCAGTCAATAATAATATCAGTGCTATCGCTAAAATTTTATTCATATGGTACATACGCCGGGTTGGCCAGACTTGGGCACTCCGGGTTTATCTCCGACTTCTTGGTTGCTTTCAATTCTTCTTCTGTGTGTTCGGCACCTGAAGCCAGTTCCACACACCTCGCGGCGTTGTCCGCACCCTTGTTGATGATCCTCTCCACGGCCCCAGTCCTGTCTATGGCCAGTTTGCCTATGTCTCGTTTGCCTTTGTTGAAACGTTTATCTAGGTCATCGAGATCTTTTTTGAATGTCATAACCAATGCGTTTAATTTCTTGTTGCTCTCTAGTATGGCGTTAAAATCCTGTTTCTGTTGTTCCAACAGTTTGGCCTGTGACTCTATGCCTTTTTCAAGTTCTATCTGGTTGGCTTTGAGTGTGGCGTTGTCTGCTCTCAGTTTGAAAATATAGGTCGCACCACCGGCAAGTCCTGTAAGCATTATAATGATCATTACCATTCTTATAGATGAAAACATAAAGATATTTATTGGCTTAAAATACAGCCATTAAATAAGTTCACAATGAAATATTTGATTACTGGTTCGGCAGGCTTTATTGGAAAAAATCTTGTCAAAAAACTTTTGAAGAACAATGATATTGTTTACAGTATTGATCGTCAAAGCATTGGGTTCAAGCACAAACGCCTCAAACACAAGACCTGCGATATAACCAAACAAAAAATTTTTCCCAAAGTAGATGTAGTTTTTCATTTAGCCGCTTTCAATGGTACGAAATTTTTCTATGAGAAACCGCTGGATGTTGTCAATGACAATTTCAACTCCACACTCAACCTTGTAAATTTTTACAGGAAAAACAAGTGCAGACTTTTTGTGTATGCGGGTAGTCCCGAATCTATAGCAGGAACCACAGATTATTTCAAAATGCCTTTACCAAGTAAAGAAAACTATCCTGTTGTAATAGAGGACGTGCAGAACCCTAGATGGAGTTATGCTACCAGCAAGGCTCTATCAGAACTCACAGTGGCCAACTCGGGTATAAAATACTGCATCCTCAGATATCATAATGTATATGGCCCGGGACAAAAAGATCATTTTATTCCGGATTTTATTTCAAGATGTAAAAAAGGGCAGTATATTCTAAATGGATTTGACAACACAAGATCATTTATGTACATCGACGACGCGGTTGAAGCCACTGAGATGATAATAAAAAATAAAAAATGCGTCAATCAAATTATCAATGTGGGCAATGATAATGAAATAAAAATAATAGAAGTGGCCAAACTGATTTTGAAAATGTTAGGAAAAAAAGTTAAAATTAAATTAATGCCTGCCCCCAAAGGCAGTGTAAAAAGGCGTAGACCAGACCTAACAAAATTACGTGATGTTTTCAAATACCAAAGCAAGATAGGCATCGAGCAGGGACTCAGAGAGGTGTGTAGATGAAAATAGGTATCATAGGTTTAGGAGTCGTAGGAAACGCAAACAGCATAGGATTCAAGTGTTTGGGTCATGAAGTTTTGGGTTACGATCTTAATACAAAAAATTCTTTCGATGATTTACTCAAGACAGAGATGCTGTTCTTGTGCTTACCCACTGATCCAAAAAACGGAAAAGATTGTTTTACTGCTGACATAGAAGGATATCTTAAAAAATTGTCTGACAAAAATTATGTAGGTATTGTGGTTATAAGGTCAACAGTATATCCAGGTTTTACACAAAGAATGATAGAACATTATACTAATCTAAAAATATGCAACAGTCCTGAATTCCTAAAAGAGCGTTCTTCGGTTGATGACTTTATACATAATCATAATCTTTTGATAGTTGGCACTAACGACAAATGGATGTATAACAAAGTCGTTGACGCTCACGGACATTATCCAAAAAACACAAACCAAGTAATGCCTGTCGAAAGCGAAATTTTAAAATATTATGCTAACACTTTTGCAGGCCTCAGAGTAGTTTTCGCCAATGTGTTTTATGAACTATGTAAAAAAATGGATGCCAACTACACCGAAATCAAAAAATCTTATGTGACCACTAAGAACACCACAGATTTTTATCTAGATGTGAACAAAGACCTAAGAGGATATGCAGGAACCTGCCTGCCAAAAGATATAAATTTCATTGCTAAATTCCTTAAAGACCAAGGTCTGGATTTCAATTTGATAGATAGTATCATAAACGATAATGACAAATTTGAACCTACCACTCCAAAAGGTATGAGGAAGAATAAATGATAATTCAAGGCAAGATTCCTGTGACGTGGAACACAGATGACTATGAAAATTCAAAGTACAGCAGTCATCCCAATCCCTACAGAGGATTCACAGCATCTAACACTGCCCAAAATAAAAAAATGAATTTGGATGTTCATATCTGTTATGATGTTCACGAAAACATAAAAAAATGTGTAAATGGATTTGGTCTCAACAACACCGCAATACAATTACAAAAGTATCTACCGGGGGACTACTTGCCATTTCATTCAGACACATATGCTACCTACAAAAAGCACTACAACATAGACAGTGATGAAAAAGTGGTTAGAATAATTGTTTTCCTTCATGACTCTTTGCCGGGACAACAATTATGGATAAAGGACAAAGTTTACACAGGTCTTGCAGGAGATTATTTTGGTTGGACAGATGACACACAACACATGGCCGCTAATTTAGGATCATCTGCTAGATATAATCTGCAGATCACAGGCACTGCTATTTTTTAAAAAGATTTATATTTCTGCAGTCGTAATAATTCACTTTGGTTGGTTCGTAACTGCCTTTTTCTTGATACTGTTTCAACAACTTACTGCAATTGATTGCGTGTTCTATTGGCATATTGTAATGAAAACCTAGACTGAAATGTTCCTGCTCACTAGTGCTCAAAGGCAACACTCTTCCATCATAGGACATTTTTTTAAGAGACTCGTACCATGACTTGTTGTCGGTTAGTATTGCTCCACCTCTTTTGTTGTCTACTGGTTTGCCATTGCCAAAACTGACACATTGTAGTTGTCCTGGTCTGTACATTTTGGGTTTGAGTAATCTTGCACTATCCCATATTGGTGTATCTTTAAGATTGTATTCACCTATCCATTCCTCACCAGTCAACTCGAAATCTATTCCTAATTTTAGATACAACATAGGCACACTTACATATGTGAACGCACTGCTGGATACCTTTTTTGGATTAATCAATCTAAGGCAAATCTCCAAGGCGTGTGTACAACAATCTGTAGTGATTGCGTATGTCGATCCTGTGAACTCGGCGAGTTCTTTTTCGAAATCGAATATGTGTTGATATGACATTTAGGCTATCAAGCCAGGTTTGTAAACAGTTTTGCCATTCTCTTTCATGGCAGTAAGGCTTTGCTTTCTGTTGCCTTCTGATTTATAACTGACGTGTACCCAACCAGAATCAGGTATGCCCGGGGTATAGAACTCCAGTATCAATTGGTCAAAGTCTAGTTCGTCTTGGATATACTTTGCCACATCATAATTGGGAGTGCCCGGACATTCTATGTCTGCGGCTTCTCCTTTGCAGTGTTGTGATGTTGCTGATCCACCTATCGCTTTGTTCAATTCGGGACCTCTGTATCCGCTATTGATCACAGTTGGTCCAAACTTGTCTCTTACTTTTTGTACAACATTTCTAAACAATGCTGTGGCACTTGCCAGATGCTCTTCGCCTGGGGTATTATCTATTCCCATTCTTAAAGCAGTTTGGCTTTTTGTGAATTCCTGTAGTGAAAAATTTTTACTTAATCTTGTCATTTGTTTATTCTCCTTACCATTTGTGCTTACTTATAATCGCACTGTTTCCATCCTTTGTGAAAACGAATTTGTTTTCATAAGTTTTGGTAATATGGTAAGGGCCAAAATATTTTGTAAGATACATACATTCTGACATTGATTCTTGATCTAGTTTAAAGGCTTTTGATTCTCGCAATACTTGGTTGGTAGCACCGAAACTGTGCAGTTCAAATTTAAGAGAATCCGCATTTTGTTTCTTAACTTCAAATACATTGCCTTCAATTTTGAATTCCAGCAGTTGGAATTTATCAAAGAAACTGTGTACCTCACCTAATCTCAATTGGTTTATTTTTTGATTGTAGGCGATAGGAGTCCTTGGTAAAACATTCGCAAAATTTTCTCTACTGGCTTCGAAAGGTTTTCCCCTTTTGTGATAAGTGAATTCGAAAGTTTCGATATTTGTAAGTTTTTTCAAATCTTGTATAAAGTCATCTAGGTAGGTATCTAATTTCTCTTCTCTAGGAAATTCTACGAATACCCTGTATTTTCCATCTTCCATGGTACCGGGTGTCGCATCTGCATCCAGAACTTTCGGATAACCTTTTTCAGCAAACCTTTCAAGGTCCTTGGCACCTTCGGCGTTGTTGCACACGAAAGACAAGACGCAAACATCTTTGTCTTCACCCATTTTCGATTTGAATTGATCAACCGAAAATCTTTTTTCAACTATTCCGTCGAGGTCGCCTGCTCTTAGGCCTTCATTAATCTGTTTCATTTGTGTCTAATACTGATTCGTCTGAATTGAAATCTTTTTGGTTTTTATTGTCAAGTCCGGTTTTGAAACTGGCCATTAAAGTTTTTGGCATTCTTATTTCTACCACCCATATGTCATGGGCGTCGATTTTTCCTTTTACTGTGCCGGGCCTGTAGTCTTCCGGTCCTTTGATCTGTCTTGGTTTTAGTAATTCGTCTTGTTTGTATGTGACCTTACATCCTCTGTCTAGCAATCTCTTCCCACCCGATGGGTCAGGCATTTGATCCTTTGGCCACATAAATGAGCAAGTGGTAAAATGTCTTGAATCGATAGGGCCTTCTAGAAGTTCTCCTTCGTCCCAATTCTTGAAAACATATACGTCAAGTTCGTCCATAACCCTTTCAAAATCTTTCAATTGATCAAGGGCGGGTGAAATTCCGTACAGGCTTTGCGTATTTTTTATTATGTCGAGTACATCATACATTGTCGTATATTTAGCAGTAATATCTGGGTTGCGATATATGTACATATATTACCTTTGGTAAACCATTAAATACTTTTACAATATGTCTCGTAAACAAAGACGCAAAAAACAAAAATCAAACATTATAAACTTTATGAACTATCTACAGGAAAAAAAACACACGGCCAGACCTACGGCCAAGACAGTGGGTCAACAAGAGTACTTAGATGTTTTAAACAATTATCAATACAGAATTCTGGTAGCGACCGGACCGGCGGGGACAGGTAAAACAATGCTGGCCACGGAGAGGGCTATCCAACGTCTGCAAAACGGAGAGATAGACAAAATCGTTATCACTCGTCCTGCGTCCAGTGTGGATGAAGAAATTGGTTTCCTTCCGGGTGATATAAAAAATAAAATGGAACCATGGATGAAACCAATAATTGATGTTTTCGAAAGCCATTATATGCCTCCGGCTATAGACGAAATGATGCACAACAACACACTGGAAATCGCTCCATTGGCATTCATGCGAGGCAGGACCTTCAAACATTCTTTTATCATAGGAGACGAGATGCAGAACGCTACACCTTCACAAATGAAGATGTTGATGACTAGATTAGGTAAAGGGTCTCAAATGGTTATCACTGGAGATACAAGGCAATCAGATAGGATGCTAGACAACGGACTAACCGATTTCCGTAGGCACTATGAAAAATATTTCAACGCAGAGTATGTGAAGTTTATAGAGTTGACCAAGAGAGACATACAGAGACATCCTGCGGTAAATGAAGTTTTGAGCATATACGGGGACTAGATTTTAGCCAACCATAGTTCGTGTGCTTTGGTACACAACTCTTTGTCAATGTCTAAACCTATCCTTTTGGTTTGTGTGACAAGATCATCTATAAAATTTTTCCCATCAAATAAATCCTCACCATTAATTTCTACACAAGGTTCTGTTATATCAAATATTTTTACAAAATTTTCAGCGGTGTAAAGACTCTTTGACTCGTACCAAAAATAACTGTCTTCAAACGCAGGATATAATTTCTTCATTCTTGTATGTCCTATGCTGTTTTCTCTAGGCATTTTGATCACAATAAAACTTTTTTTTATTAATTTTGCGAAGCCAAATCCTCCAAATTCAAAAAAATGGCTTCCGTATGATCTTTTTTCATTTACAATCTTTTTAAGATCTATTTGGTCTTTTTCTAGAATTTTGTTGTCGAAATAATGTGCTTTGTTTGAGGTGTCTTTGTAGTCATCTATAACAAATCTTGATATCAATCTACTATCAGTGGAAACAAGATTCGCGATATGATTGCCACCACAGCCTGGAGCAAACACAGTAAAAATGTTATTAACTGTTAATGAATTGCTGTAAGACATCTGCATACCATTTTTCATAATGTTTGTAAAGGTTTTCGTATGGTATATTTAGGCCTTCTGTTCCGGGCAAAGTACATTTCAATACTTCTTGGTTCACACAATCTAGTATCACAGTTGCCTTGGCAAATTTGCCAGTCCCTATTTTCTTCTTCGAAAGTTCGACAAATTCATCAAACTTGCCATCGGGTTTGATATTGTAGTTTACAATAAAATATCTTCGTCTTTCTTTTTTACTGCCCATTGTGTATCCTAGCAAGTTTTATCATTGTTGCCGATAAATTAATTTCAGGGTCTGCTACAAATGAATGATCCACAAGACCTTGTTTGATTGCCAATATGGCTTTGTCTTGCCCGTCATCGTCTTTGGATATCAATTCTAGATTATCATAAAGCCAACGAAATATTTCTTCTACTTCCTCGGGCCTCGCCTGAGAACATACAAGTTTTCTTGCTTCAGTAATTTTTCCTTGCTTGAACAGTTCCACCATTTCTAATCTGTAGTCTGCTTGTCCTTTGTCTGACTTGTCCGGAGCATACAGTTTGCCATCTCTGGAATTCATCTGTACAAGGTTGATGCATTTTCTCATATCCGGATAGGTCGCTTTCACATAAGTGTCTATCAAATCAATGTTTGGTTCAACTTTTTCCGCGATCAGAATCTCTGCCACCCTTGCCGTGAATTCATTTTTGTCCAGCGTCTCGATATGGAAACCTTGGCATCTTGAATGCAGTGCTGGTATGACTCTGTTGGGATAGTTACAGGTCAAAACAAACCTCGCTGATGTGTGATACATTTCCATCACACCACGCAGTGCGGCCTGTCCGTTGGGAGTGATGTAATCCGCTTCATCAAGTAGTACATATTTGAAAGCACCAAATGGCATTATCTGTACAAAGTTTATGATCTTGTCTCTAACAGTATCCACGGAGTTTTCTCTCGATGCGTTTATCTCCAAAATGTCATAAGGGTCAACTTTCAATTCCTCGAACAGCACTTTGGCCAACGTGGTCTTTCCTGTGCCCGGAGCACCCGAGAACAAAAGATGTGGTATCGCGCCATCTTTCACCCATCCTTGAATCTGTTGCCTCTGATTCTCATCTCTGACAACATACTCTTTCAGTGTTTTTGGTCTATATTTTTCTACCCAGAGTTCTTTCATAGTTAAATATTTTAACAGTTTTATAGATTAAGATCAATATGTATTCAACAAAAACATTAGAACAAATTACCATTGAGCCAACCAGTTATTGTAATGCACGTTGTCCACAGTGTGACAGATTTGACGAAAAAAATAATTTGATAGTTCCATTGAAACATCTTGATATTAGCATTTTAAATAAAAATTTGCGACCGGAATTTTTTCCTAACTTAAAGCAAATAGATCTGGAGGGAAATTGTGGCGACGTTTTGAGTCATAAAAATCCCATGGGATTAGTTTATCTATACAGAGATGTGGGCAAACTTCGTATGGTAACAAATGGATCCATAAGGAACAAGGAATTTTTCAAAGATCTGGCAACTTTCAAAAACCTCGAACTAGTTTTTAGCATAGATGGCCTGTTGGATACCAACCATCTATATAGACAAGAATGCGACTTTGAAAAGATATTAGACAATGCCAACACTTTTAATAGTGCTGGAGGTCACTCTACCTGGAAATTTATTGTGTTCAAACACAATGAACACCAAATAGATGAAGCAGAAAATCTTAGTAAAAAGATGGGATTTAAAAATTTTACAATACAGCACAGTGACAGGAGTTGGCACAATGGATGGAAGTGGCCTGTCTATAATAAAAACCAGTACCAATTCGATTTAGAACCAAGCAGTAAATTTGATAAGGATTTATCAAGTGATCATCGACAACTTAATGAAAAGTTGACGCACATTGTTAGACAAAATAAAAAAATCAATCACTGTCCAATGGCACAACAAAAGAAAATTTTTGTCGACCATAACGGATATGTGATTCCTTGCTGTATGCTCAGCAATGACCTTTGGAATGAAACATACAACACAAAGTTCCTTAAGAAATACATCAAAGACCTAGACAGTGTAAGCCTATACAAAAACAGTGTGCAGGATATTTTTGAATCTGATTTCTATAGAAAAGATCTTTTACAAAGTTTCGTTAGTAAACCTATGCCAAAGTGTTTGCTTTATTGTGCTGTCTAGTCGTTTCCGGGAAGAGACGTCATCTGTTTCATACCACCAGTGTTCACGTATCCGGCTTTCGATCTGTTCTGATCTGGTTCCTCGTCTGATAGCAACAAGATATCATTCTCGTCTATCATTCTAACTTCCAGTTCCGTGCCTGACTTTTTGACCTTGAATGCTCTTGACCATCTTCCGTGTGCAACAAGTATCCATTGTCCAACTTTCACGTCTTCTTGCTGATCGCCAACTGCATAAACTTTGGCCCATCTTGGGTGTATACCCGATTCCGTTCCGTCGTCATCGGTCAAGATTATGCCACCGGCAGTTTTTGTTTCGCCGAAGTGCATATCTGAAACTAGAACTCTTTTCTTGAGTGGTTTTATATCATGGTCTACTGTGTATTGTTTTCCACCGTGAGAACCAAATCCTTTTGCTTGTAAGTCTTCTATCTGTCCCATTATAGGATTATTATATAAGATTTATTCTAATCCGTCAAGAGCCGCGTCTATTCCAGACTTGGATTGTTCTTGTTTTGGTGCTGTTTTCACAGTTCTTTTTGGTGCCGGTTTAGTTTCCTGCACTGTGGGGTTCATTGTTTGAACCTGTTCTACTCTTGGTTGAGGAATCTGCATTGCTGGTCTTGGAGACTTTGGCACAGGCGTATCTTGAGCCCTACCTTTTGGGGTTTGATAGTATTCCTTCATAACCTGTTCTTTAGGTTTTGCTATCACTCCTTTGGGACCTAGCACATCGCCACGAGCGTTCACTCCCATATTTCCTACGGCTGGTGTGTCCAGATTCGCCGCTCTTAATTTATCTATATCTACCATACGACCTTGCATGGTTCTATACATTTTTTTTCTAGTTGGTTGTCTTGCCATCTTTATCTCCTAAAACTACTTATCACAACAATCATCATGCCAACAAGTGTTTGAATTTGTTGGTGTTGTTTTGAACATATTTTGGTAATTGCTCTAAATCACATTTTACCAAATCTGTCCCGGGATTGTCGTAATTGTATCTGCCGTCAAACAGATCTTTTCTCTTGATTAATTTGTCTTTTATTTCTTCTATGGATAATTTTGTTTCTGGCCTGTAATTTATGAAAGACCAAACTTTTTTATAGATATCCGATTCTGGCAACACGTAAGAGAAATGCCATCCTCCTGGATCGACCAATTGTGTTGGCAACGACCGATAGTTGCCATAATCCATATGATGGTTTGTGTGCATACGCAATTCCTGGCAGTTGCCTAGTTTTCCAAATTTAATGGCTTTTGGATGCTTGTCCCATGGGGTGTAGGCAGGATTGATTAAATTTAATTTGCCTTGAAAACAAAGTTGTTTGAAAATAAAGAGATCATTTTTGTAATCTAGATTATCTATGATTGGAATTTCGTCCACATCGCACAACAAAATGAGATCCTCTTGTCCTGCGTCTTCCAAACCTTTTTTAACCTGTTCTCTTAGATTGTATTCACGTTTACGGCCATCACTGTGATTCACTGCCCATTCTGGTATCTGGTAATCCTCACTGTCTAGTATTTTGAAATATCTTATCTTGTGCTGAAATTTTTTATAAGGTTCGAATAGGAAACCTTTGTAGTTGCCAGCAAAATCATGATCCGATTCTACTATGACAAAATAGTCGACATACTTGTCTAAAACTTCAAATCTTATTTCCAGTAGATCTTTTTCTAGGCCAGAGTACGTGACACAATCGTATGTTTTCATCTCAAGAATTCTTTATAATCCAGGTCATAAAGCAAAGGATTTATCTTGTGTACTCCTATCAGGAAAAGACAGAAACTTGAAACACTACTGCCTCTACCAACACCCCACACTATATTTTTTTCTCTCAGCGTATCAACAAAATAAATCAGAAACTGTAATACCTTGATGAAGTTTTTTTGTCGGAACAACTTCATTTCATCTTTGACTCTTTGTGTTTCGGAGTCATCTCTGCATTTGTCCAACAACCATTCTTCAACATCTATTGTTTCATAGTGTGCCGGCATAAACCAATGTTCGCAGTTGGCTTTGTCAAAATCCTCCAACGAGATATGATTCTTGGGCACGGCTGATATCTCGGGCAGGTCTAGTTCTAGTTCTTTGAGTGCTTTGCTGTATTGTGTAACATCTTCAAGATGTATGCCTGATATATCTATATCAGGATTGGCGTATATCTGTTCGATGATGTAGTCCTCAGAGAATACACAGTCGCCGTAATCATTTGTTTTTATCTTTTCCGCCATCCACTACCTTTGGATTAAATTGGAAAACTTTTGCGTTTTCTTCTTTTTTGTTGCCAGTATTTGATTGTGCGATAGGGTGCCAGGGAAAATGTCCTGTGTAAATGCCTTTAGATAATTCTTTGTCATAAGTTGCCGTATCACTTCTTAACCACCATGGGTCAAAGTTATTATACTTGGAAGAAAACCAATTGTCAACGTCAAGCAGATGTAACTCGGTAAAGTCTTTTTCTACCGTGTAACTGATACCATCTCCCTGGAAACTTTCTAGTTCAACACTATCAATTAAAATTTTACCTTCTAGAATGGCATTTGATTTGGTAAAGCACACAGCGGCCATTATTTGATCATATGGCGGTTTGGGTAGTTCAATGAATCTATTGTTTGTGTGTTTTTGAAGCACGTCAAACAAGGGTTCGTTTCTTGCTGTAATGACACAGTTATTGAAAATAATCTGATATAGCAATTTAAGTCGTTCAAAATATACATTTTGCTCGGGCAAATTTGCCGTGACAGGTCTTATTTTTGTTTTGACTTTGTATGTGTTATGGAACAATTCGCCGTCTACTACTATAATGCCTTTGAATTCTGTGGTCCAATTGAAATTTTTATGCATCATTTGTTTTAGTTATAATATACGTACATAACTTTTATTCTTTTAGAGTTTGAGATTTGGTAATATTTTGCATCAATTATTTTTTGTAAGATAAATAAATGTATTATAACTATTTTTAGGAGTCAACACAATGGTTCAAATTATTGAAAACGCTTTAACAGAGCAAGAATTAACTCAAATTAGAGAGTTCAATCTTGTTGAGGATTCTTCGGTACAGCAAGGAAGAAAATACAGAAACAAAACTTTAAAAAATGATAGTATAGATCAACTATCTAATCCAGTTGCGGCCTTTGTTGTTGAAAAAGTTAAAAAAATGATTCCTGAAAATCACGAAGTATGCGACATGGTTTTACACACTACCGAACAAGGTATGCAGATACACAGCGACGGAAACATCAACAAAAAAGATCACAAAGCAGTGCTTTTCCCGATCAATGTTGAGGGCGAAGGTGCTGGAACAATATTTTTTGACAATCACTATCTTGGTGAAGGACCAATGGTGTTTGCTAAAAAAAATCCGTGGGGCGGAAGTAACAAAAACAAAGACCCAAAAAATTCAAAAAAAAGAAATGTAACAGCAGACTATTCAGTTTTAACCAACTATAAAGAAACTGCTAACATAAACGAAGTCCACAAAAAACATTTGGGACACATACCTGCTGAAAACTCAAACGGCTTGACCATTGAAAAAATTTACAAATGGAAACCAGGACAAGCAGTTATTTTTGATTCCACTCAGTTGCACTGTGCCACAAACCACACAGGTTACAAAACTGCCTGCACTGTGTTCACAAGAAGAATTGATTAATAAATTTTCTTTTTAGATTATTCTATATTGACTAGTTCGCCAAGGTCTGGCTCACCACGTGCCTTTTTGACATTGTCCTGCCAATTTTTAACTCGTCTAGTTCTAAGTTCGGATCTGTAACTTTCTAAGGCACCGGTAAGTTGTGCCACAAGCGATGGATTTCTTCCAAACCTAATAGCACTTGTTTTCTTTTTTGTTAATTCTTGAATTCTTTTTGAAATGTCCTCGTCAGACAAATTAGCAAGTTCTTCTTGTAATGGATGAAAGTACATCAGTACCTCCTATGTTAGATATAGTTGTTGCCAAGTTGGTGCATCAAAATAGTTGTACCACCGTCTGGACTCATAAACTCGTAAAGATATCTACCCGATGTTGGCACCGTGATTTGGTCGGAACTTCCGTCACCACCTGAAACGTTTCCTGATACTAAAACCGCACTAGGAATAGTAATGGTGTGGGCAGTTGAAGCCACAGTGATATCTAAAATTATTCTGCCAAGAGTTGATGTTGCAGGAAGATTTGTGAATGCCAGTGTAATTGCGCCTGTCGTGGTTGCTGTTTGATAATGACCATTTTCGTGATTCAAAGTTGTCGAACCTGAGATATTACCATGAGCATAAACAGTTTCAGCAGTGTCTTTGAATGTTGCTCTTGATACTACATTATCAGTAAAATTAGATGCGGCATTTGTTGATGCTTTGTTTGATTGTAAATCTTCAATCTCTGTTTTTGCTTCGGTAAAATTGTTTTTTATCGCTGTAAAATTATCTCTGAAACCCTGTGAACTGTTGTCCTGTCCGGCTACTGGATATGTCCCGTCTACGTTTCCTGGTACTATATTACTTGCCATTTTATTCCTCTAATTTTCTTTTAAATGCTAGGTATTTATCACCTTTACGCTCCACCCTTATCTTAGATTCGGATGATGGTGCGTTAGTGAACACAATGCTTGTTTTTTTGCTAGATCCGTCGTGCTGTAATCTAAATTGTGGCTCGTAGTCCGCACTTCTTAGAGAACTATCTGTGCTTAGATACAAAGGCGTCAAATTGTTGTCTGCTGTGATTTGGTCCCCGTATGTCAAAACCGTGGCATTTTCTCTTATCTTTATTTCTTCTTCATGCACTATCTCGTTCATTTCGAATGTTGTTGTTGATCCATCTGGTGATATCGTGCCTGTGTCGACTTTGTGTCCGCTAACCACATATCTGTCTATTTTGTAATCTATTTTTTTGAAATCTATGGATTTATCTAGCACTCGTCTTTTGACTATTTCCGACTTGCCAGGTTTGCAGTATGCCAACACCACTGCCATTTTGTACCCAAGAGGTACTCCAGAATCGTCTTGGCTTGTTCTCATCCATAATGGTAAGTGATTGTATTCTTTTTGTCCTAGGCTTTTCATTCTGGATCTCATATTTGCCACAGCATTTGGGTATAATTTTTCAAATGTGCCGATGTCTGCTGACAAAGGATTACTGTATCGTATTTTTGATCCGGAAATACTAAAACTCAATCCACTGTTTGTGGTCACGTTGTACACGTCATAATCTGCCGTGATCCTGGAAGCATCTGCCAGCGGACCTATGATCGGTTTTGTTACTGCATTTCTTAGATCCACAGATGTTGATATAGCCTCGCCGGCATTATTAACTAGTGGATCCTTCATTTCTATATAAACTACCTCATATTTGGTTGCCGATCCTTCTTTCGCCACAGCGGTCTTTATGTCACCAAAGTAAAGGGTTTTGGGAGTATGGTTCTGCTCCATTTGTTGTTGTAGAGTTGTGATTGTCTGGTGTTCTAGCCCAGAGATCAACAACATTTCAGCACTTGTCTGCATTCCGAAATTGGGATCCTCTGGCCTGAAAATAAATTCTTCTTTGTTGATATTTGGATCCTGAGCGAGTTGATAAAAAGTATCTCTGTCGCTTAGGCTGTTTGCTTTGTTATTGATTAATCCTTGTGCGTACATACTTCCATATTCGACTCCGTAAGGAAGACTGACTTTCAATGTAAATTCTCTAGTGGTGGCAGTGCTTTGATATTGATCGCTGGCCCTGATTGTGAATGTGTATTCTCTGTCAAAACTCAAAGTGTTTGTATCAAATGTGATGGCATTTTGGTCCACGGTTGTGAACTCTGATAGGTCAACGGTTCCTATTATATTTCCTGCCCTGCTCAACGTCAGTCCAGTGGGCAATGAACCTGCTGTCACAGTGTATTCCAGTACTCGATTGGTTTCGGCCGCTTCTGCCTGTACAGACAACAGACTAGGTATGCCTGCTGTGACTGTGCCTAGGTTTGCGGATGTTGTGAATTCAATACCTATTTCTATTTCTCCTACCACGGTCATGGTAAAAGTTCTTTCTCCATAGACTGTGACATTTGGATACGGAGTTCTTGATGCTCTGATTGTAAAAGTGAAAGTTGTTTCTACAGCATCTTGTCTGCTCAGTGTGCCTGCTATCTCGCCTGTGTTTCCGTCAATACTCAGGCCTGATGGAAGACTGCCCGATACTATAGAATAGTTTAGGTCTCCCTGCAGTTTGTCGAAGTCTTCTACATCTATTTTGATAACAACATTATTATCGTGTTTGAAAGTTCCCAGAGCAGAATCTGTAAGGAAGACAGGTCTCCTGTTTCCGCTCATGCTCATTACAAGAGAGTACCCATCGTGTATAGTTTGGTCCACCGTAATGACCGAATTGTCTACTCTAAAATAGTCTGCCGTGTAAACAAAAATATTGTTGACCTGCGTAACACTGCTGGTTCCGTCGGAAACCCTTACTACGAACTCAAAATTTTCTGACCTTGATTTAGTTCTGGCAGTTGGGTCGTATCCAACTGTGTCATAGGCGTAGACATTACTATATCCGCCGTACACGCCATAACGCTCGTCTTCGGTCAATTGTATGACCCCAGAGATCAAACCTGTGGAACTCATTGTGACACCTGGAGGTAGTTTACCTTTCACAATGTCATATACCAGGGTCTGTCCTGCCGCTGTGTCGGTGTCAGTGGCAACAATCTGGTATTCTACATAACTTCCGTCAAGGATGACAATATCACGAGAAGTATCTGCTGTCAGATCCGTTGCATCAGAGGTGATGTCTGTCCTGTCTGATGTTTTTAGACTGGTATCTGCGAAATCTAATTGTCCGCTGTCGGTACTGAAACTAGGAACATCTGCACCCTGAATCTGCAGACTGAAATTTCTGTCGGCTATGACAGTTCCATCTGAAGCACGAATCACAAACTCGTACAGAGAACGTGTCGAGACTTCAAATGGAGTGCCCTGCAGTAAACCTGTGGAAGTAAGTTGTATACCGGGAGGTAGGGTTCCTGCGATGTGAGAATAAGTCAAACTGGTACTGTCTTGCGAGTTCGCTTCCAGTTGTTTGGAATAGAAGTCGCGTTCGTTGATCACACCCAAAGATCCAGATGTCGTAGACCAATTTACGTTTGCCATTGTTTGTCTTACTCCCAATGGTATTTATAGCGATTTTATTGATTATTAACTAGCCGCGTAATACGGAATAACGTACTCTGTGCCACCTAAATTTAATTTTAGATAACCTGTTGGAGTGGCTGGTAGAGCATCGCCGCCGCCTGCCGCACCTACTGTGGTCTGTGTTTGTGGGTTGTTAATTCTGATAGTTCCTGTTCCTTGTGTTCCTAGCACAAGATCTGAGTTAGTTGCGATATTGTTGATCTCCGCACTAGCACCCATTTGTATCTCACTGGAAACAGCAATATCAACAGCGGCCAACTCGTTTGTGACAGCAACTACATTACCGTTCAATGTGATTGTGCCGGTGCCATCTGGTGTTATGTTGATACCACCATTGGAGTTAGTTGCTGATATAGTGTTAGCGTCTATCCTTATGTTGTCGGCATTCAATTGACCGGTCAAATCTACTGTGCCGGTAATTGTCTGACCAACAGTTGTCATCGCACTTTGTACATCTACAACACCTGTTCCTGCCGCTTCAATTTCTAAATTGTCATTCGTGTTCGCAGATGATACCTTGTTGTCTTTTAACAACACACTGTCTGTCTGTAAACTTCCTGTTATGATGACCTGTCCGGTTGTAGTGATATCAGAAGTTACTAGTGTTCCTGTGATGTCAACGTTTTCTGCTAGAGTGATCTTGGTTGAATCCGCTGAGCTCAATGTCGTTCCATTGATTGTGACCGCACCTGCCACTATGTTTCCTGTTCCGCCTGGTTGTAGGTTAAGGTCGGCATTGGATGCAGTTGATATAGTAGAATCATTTATGTTGATGTTGTCGACAGATACTGTGCCAGTCATTGTGGCACCATTGATAGTCGGTGATGTTAGTGTTTTGTTTGTTAAAACCTGTGAACCTGTCAGTGTTGTCACAGTGGAATCTATAGACATTGTCAGGGTGTCTCCAGATACCGCTGAATCCAACCCAGTTCCGCCTGCTATTTGGAAAGTCTCACCGGACCTTACTGCTGTACCTGTTGAGTCATCTCCAACAAAAGTCAAAGCCTGTGAAACGTTTTGGGCGTCGATGTATGCCTTGATAGATTGTTGTGTTGCCAATGCTGTGGCAGAATCTGAAGACATATTGTCTTCGTCTAATATTGCTGTTACAGTGGCACCCGATGCCAGTGCCAAAGATGTTGAAAGTGTTGCGGCACCTGTAAGTGTTGTGGTGCTCGAAACAGAAAGTGTTCCGGTCACTGCTGTATTGGCCTGTAATTCTATTGTACCTGTTCCAGCAGGGTCTAAAATAATGTCTTCGTTTGATCTTGCCGTAACAATTTTTTGTCCGTTAAGATCGAGATTGCCTCCCAACTGAGGTGTTGAGTCCTCGATCAAATCATTGGCTTCTGCTGTAGAGCCATATAATTCTGTAAAGTTGTCGTTAATTTTGTCAAAAGCGGTTCTTAGTGGATCACCTGTACCGTCATTTGCTGTAGTTCCGATGTTAATTGTCTGTTTTGCCATATATCATATTTACCTATTATTTTATAAACCTAATGTAAAAAATTAGACGTCTATTAAGAATTTTGTGAATTTGAACACTGTTGAATCACTGGAAATAGGAGTAACTCTGAATCTCACATCATCGCCACTTATGTCCGCTGTATATGTTCCTAATCCAGATGCATAACTTGATACAGATCCAAACGTGGAAATGTAGGCATTTGTTCCGTTGTGGGTTATGTTCGCTTCAAATATCTCGTGCCTGCTGTTGGTGGAGTCTAAAACCGACACTATATATTTCGCACTCCTGTACAGGGTCTTGTCGAACGTGTCTATGTTTGTCGTTGATGACGAAGCAACAGTGGCAGTGCCGTCAGATATATTGCTGTAACTGAGAGAAGCGCCAGCACTGGCGAAACTCAAAGTGCCATTTCCGTTTGTTTTAAGGAACTGTCCTGATGTGCCATCTGCTGTAGGAAATGCGAATCCACTCAACAGCACAGTTCCAGATCCATTACCAGCAATTTCCAAGTTGGCGTTTGATATGTTTGTTGAAATGGTATTGTCTTTGATCGAAATATCTCCCATTACAACAGACCCTGTGCCTGAAGCATCCAGTTGTAAATCACTATTTGTGACTGTTGTCGTTATCTTGTTGTCCGTGATCTGAATATTGTTGTCTATCAGCAGTTTGTTGGCTGTCACAGATCCTGTACCAGAGGCTATCAAATTCAAATCATCGTTGGACCTGTTGGCAGATATGTTGTTGCCGGAAATTGTTATGCCCGAATCAACAGCGGTCTCGTTATATAACTCCGCAAAGTTTGTATTAACTTTTTCCATTGCGGCTCGTAGAGTATCGCCTGTGCCATCGTTAGCGTTTGAACCTATGTCTATGATTAACCTCGGCATTAAATCTCCTGTAGTATCCTTATAAATTTTATCACGTGGGCATCATCACTGATTGCCACGGCTTTGAGATTGGCTTGTCCCCCACTCACATCTGCTGAAAAAGTCAAAAGAGGCAATCCAAAACTCTGCACACTTCCTGCCGAACTCACGTAGGCATTAGAGCCATCGTGAATAACATTCGCTGTAACAAATTCATACCTACTATTAGTACTGTCAGAAACACTGATAAAATATTTTCCTGATCTGTATGTTGTTGCGTCAAAACTGTCTATGGTGGCAACAGAACTTGCATTCAATGTGATAGTGTTGTCTGATATATCACTGTTTGCTATAACTATCGCTGGCAAAGTCCAAGTTAAATCTTTTGAACCATCTGTCCTCAAAAGGTAGTTGTTAGGAGCATCGGTATTGGGAATGTTGAACCCGTTAATTTTTACTATTCCTGTTCCGTTGGCATCCAGGACCACGTTGTTTGAAGAAGTGGTGTTTATGATAGTGTTGTCTTTGAACTTGACCTGGTCAACAACAAGTTCTCCTGTGCCTGATGCTTCCAGCGACAAGTCACTATTTGTCTGTGTGGCAGTGATCTTGTTGTCCATGATCTGGATGTTGTTGTCAACTTTTAAACTGCTGAATGTAATTTTTCCTGTTCCGCTTCCTACAAGATTTATGTTGCCGTTTGTAGATGTTGCAGTGATATTGTTTCCTTTGATATCTATAAATGAATCAACGGCAGTAGCATCATACAATTCTAGAAAATTGTCGTTTATCTTTTGCCCAGCGATCCTGAAAGTATCCCCGGTGCCGTCATTTGCAGTTATTCCGATATTGATATTCTGTCTTGCCATACTTAAACTATATTTATGGTTACGGAGAGACGTTCTTGAACGGATGATCACTGGGCAGATTACCCGTCAAACCCCACTTGTGGGCCAGGTATCCCTCGGCCTTCTGGAAGTCTGTTATATCAGTGCCGCCCGTGCCTGGCAGTGCGCCTACCACGAAGAATTCCGCCACCCTGCCGTCCAGCCTCTCGTTGGCCCTGTTACGCATTATCCTTATGTCCTGGTTCTGGTTGATGGAGTTGTTGTAGTCGTTGACCGGAGTGAATGCGTTGGCGCCGTCAACCCTG